GTATAAACATATCGTCCCATGAAATTCCCATTTCTGAAAATAAACTATGTGTGTTTACAAACGCACTGTCGAATACAGCCCTATGTGCGTGTACGTCTCGTTTTTCTCCGGGTGGTTCCCACCACGACCCACCCATTGAAGGTTTTTTGTCGTACATAATAACCTCATGGTCTGTAAATTTAGAAAGTTCCCAAGCAATTGAAATCCCGGTGGGACCCGAACCTAATATATGCACTTTCATGTTAACTTAAAACAATATTATATTACACTACTATTTACTTCTTACTACCCAGTTTAACCAATTTATCACTTTCCTTACTATATTCTTCCGCGTGACGTTGTTCATCGCGGATACTATTTTTGATTTTACCTACGTCAGTGTCACATTTCTTTATATCGATCACCGAGTCCTATACGTTCCATCTTTTCATGAAACTCTCGTCTTTCACCAGGTGATTTAATGATGATACCCGAACGAATACATTCAATTTCGGGTCCTGTGAGCTGGACAGCGTTGACTCTGAAGTCCGTAAACGCTTTCATGGTAATAGGAACAAGTGGTTCGACGAGTGTGTATATCGCGTTCGCGTAGTCTCGAATTTCTTTTTGTGCATGTGAATCCATGCGGAGGTGAAGATAATGCATGAGGTTATGAAGATTTATTTTCCAATAGAACTCCGTATACGTGGACTGTGGTAGATTACCACGCGCTTGTTCACGACAACACCCATCTCCTAATAGTTTGTCGTAAATATCAAACGAATCTTCGAGATGTGTCTGCATACCTGTCTTGTCAACGTCGACAACCCCTTCCGACCCCTGGTGATTAACCTCCGACTGGCCACGAAGTACGTCGGGGCTGTAATATTCTTTGGGGACGACCGAATATCTCGCTGAAAGCTCGTTTACACTCGCCGTTCTATGTCTCAAATGCTGTCTCGCGATATATATTGGCATTTTGATATGAAACTTAAATTCCACCATTTCGAACGGTGTCGTGTGCCAATGGCGCAATAGATATCGAATAAGCCCGGTGTCTCCACGAGAAGTCTTCGTTCCGTCTCCGTAAGAGACCCGAGCTGCCTGGACAATTGATGTATCTAGGTTTTCCCGAGGCATATGGTCAACAAGTCGCACGAAACCATGATCAAGTACAGGAATTTCCATTATACATGTAAATTGCTTCAAATCTTTAATGCTATATAAAAGGTAACTCGTATTTGTATATAATGGAACCTTCATTGGATACCTGGATTACGATTCGCGATGAAACGAGAAAAATCAGTATACCTTATTTTGCGTACCGTATCTGCTGTAACCAAAAAATCAATGGAGAACTTTCACTATTAAGGTCTATACTCAAAAATACATCGAATGCTACGATATTTGACGTGGGTGCGACCGGTTCACAGATCCCAAATGATATTGATTCAAACATGTCAGTACATTTATTCGACCCCTTATTTATACCCTCCGGTGACGCATTTATTAATGAAACAACATATGTAATGTATAAGGAATCAGTCGATTACGACAAACCCAACGTATACGTGAACAAATACGGTTTAAATGATACGGACAAAACAATTTCCGAATATTGTAAAGACCGTGGTATAACCCATATCGATTTTTTGAAAATTGATACAGATGGTCACGATTTACCTGTATTAAATGGTCTCGGTGACATTGATGTAGATATGATTCAATTTGAATATGACAACTTTTATAGAAAAGAAGGTTTAGATATCCAAGAAGTTTTTAAAAAATTGGAGGGGTGGCACTTTTTTTATATTGTACCATCTGGTTTAGTACCTATAAATAAAATGCGTGACGATTATATTTACACAAACATTTTTGCTTCGAAAGAATTTCCGGATAAAATTTTAAAAGAGTATGTTCCATTACTCATCGATACCACGGTCATCACGGACCATGTAGGTGAATTTATGTGTGAGATGTTTTGGGAAATGAGAGGCGTTACACCCGAAACGTTTAAAATGAGAAATTGTATACCAAATGAGCACGAAGATAAAATTGATAAAAATTGGAACTTGGATTCTGCATTGCATCATTATCGTGGAATATATTCTATATAAAATAGTATGACACCGGTAGTCATTTTAATAATATTTATAATTTTATTTTATTTATATTTACATAGTCCGAGTACGAAAAGAATATATACACTAAAAAATGTTCTCACAAAATCTGAATGTGAAGAATTTATTTCCATGGCGAAAACTAAACATTTTCTCACAACAGCCGACCCCGTTGATGATAAACCTGTATACCAGATTGAAATATTAGAGAATGACAGAACCCTGAATTATCCCGAGTTATTCGAAAAATGTGTAGACTTGTATAAGAAAAAATTACCTAAACAGAAAGGTACACTCGATTTTGTATTTTTGAAACGGTATACACCCGGAGAACGGGTCCATATACCGATGCATGTCGACATGTCAAAATCTACAATAAATGTTTTATTATCTGATCCCACCGAATTCGAAGGGGGTGATTTTTACTTGTTCGACGATCAAAATGACACACGTGTCAGAGACGTGAAAAGAGCATCCACATTGAAAACGAGAATTGAAATGTTAAAAAATATGAAAGATTTACCCATCATATACATGAAACAGGGGGACATGATTAATTATGACGGGTACACGTTTAATCATGGTATATTACCTGTCACGTCTGGTGAACGATACGTACTCACGTACTTTTTTGATCACACATAAATTCATCTATTGATTTATAATATCTTTTTAAATCTTTCATGAATCTTTTATTATTTTCAAGATATTCACACTCGGGTTTATTTTTAAAAATCCACGCGAGATTTGATAAAGAATACCGTGTATTTTTCTGATTTTCGTTTGGTTTTCTAGGTACAATTTTCTTATTTTCTTTGTCCTTCTTTTTGGGTTCGATACGTTTCGTAAAACTTATAGCCTGCATTACAGTATCGGCGAGATCATCTTTCTTTTTAGATGCATCGAAAATGGGTAACCAATGTGAATTATTTTCGTTTGTTTCGATAAATATTCTACATCGTTCTATAGATACCTTTTTTCGTTTCATGTATTGTGCCTTTCCGGGACCCGATACGTCGGGTACTTTAAATCTAGCATCGTAAATAATAGTCTCGGCATTGGGTGCCCGTATCACGAAATAAGCATGTAAAAAATGTTCAACCATCTTCATTTTCTTATTCTTGTCAGGCTGTTTTTCTATGAGGATTGTATCAGACGTGAGTACCCATGGGCGTTCGTCTAAGTGTTTTCGTAGTGAAACGAATAAACCATCTTTATGTTCGGGGGGTACACCCGATACGTCCCACTCTGTGACAAGGTTTGACGTTTCGTCAAATTTACACATCGCGAGATTTCTGATACCAACGTCAATGCTGAGTATCATCTACTTACATAAAGATAATATTGCTTTAAGTATATTTGTTTAAAATACCATTTTAAAAATGATAGGTCCGAGGATTACGAGGAGTAAAATGATACCGATGATTAACATCCGTTTTTTACCTTCCGGACCCGCGAATGGGTTCAACGTCTCGTTTATTTTACTAAGCACACTTCCAGCGGCGCCGGCGGCACGACCCATTATTTTTGATCCCGGGATATCCGATTGGTGTTTCGCCTTACATTTATCCGTGCAGAATTTACCACAATCCTCAACCTTATCATTACACAGTGGTTGATCATCTGGCGTTTTGGGGTCCGCCTTCTTCAATTCATCAAGACTTTTGTATTTCAATTGATCCTTTTTCAAACTACCGTACATGAGTTCATCGAAATTACTGGGTAAGCACGCGGTCGTACACCCCTGTATAGCTTCACTTTCTTTGGCAAGTTTCTTTTCTATGTACAGTACTCCACCGACGAGACCAGCTGCCGCTAATAGGGGAGCAGCTTTCTTAGCACCTCTACCAAGTTTACTACCTTTCTTGGCACCTTTCGCGCCTTTCTTAGCACCTTTAGCGCCTTTCTTGGCACCTTTCGCGCCTTTCTTGGCAGCCGCACCCGCATCACCCGCTTTACCAGCAGCTTTACTACCTTTCTTAGCACCTTTCGCGCCTTTCTTGGCAGCTTTAGCGGCTTTCTTCGCCGCCGCCGCAGCACTCGATGCAGCTTGCCCAGCAGCCTTAGCCCCAGCCGCCGCAGCCGCCGCAGCCGCTTTCGCTGCCCCCCGAGCAGCCTTACCCGCAGCTTTTGCAGCCGATGCCGCCGCAGATGCCGCACCGCCGGCACCCTTTGCTAGAGACGAGAATTTGGCCATATTTTATAATATACGAACATTTAATTTTTGTTGCAAAGTGCTCCATCGTCGCGGTAGCCTGGAGGACACTTCGACCAGCATACACCCGCGACATTTTTCCAACCAGCTGGGCATTTTTGACGTTTGAATAGCGTCTTTTTAATACCGGGACCACCCTTGGGTTCACAAAGAGCGCCGATATCCTTATACCCTGGACTACATTTAGGCCAGCAGATACCCGCTACATTTTTACTTCCAGGTGCACAGTATTGTCGTTTCATCAACGTAACCTTAATACCGGGACCACCTCTGGGGTGGCAAAGAGCGCCAGCGTTTTTGAAACCACTTGGACACCTATCCCAACATATACCAGCTACCTTATGCTGCCCTCTAGCACAGTATTGTCGTTTCATCAACGTAACCTTAATACCGGGACCACCTCTGGGGTGGCAAAGAGCGCCAGCGTTTTTGAAACCATTTGGACACCTATCCCAACATATACCCGCTACCTTATGCTGCCCTCTATCACAGTATTGTCGTTTCATCAACGTAACCTTAATACCAGCACCATTCTTGGGGTGGCACATGGGACCCACACCCCGGTACCCAGGTTTACACCTTTTATAGCATAAACTCGACTGTTTGTGAGGGTATTTGCTCTTGCAATAGTACTTGATTTTCGAACACCTAACCTTCGAACACCTAACCTTCCTACATTTACCCCACCGTTTACACCCACCCCCCCTACACCCACCCCCTGTACATTTACCCCCTCTAGATGAAAGAACTTTACCCGCACCACGCCCATACGCATCTTTCCAGCAACTTGTCCTGTCATCGCGCATTCCCGAGGGGCACCTCTTCTTCTTCGCGGGTCTTGACTTCCGAGCTTTCGTATCTTTCCAGCAACTTGTTCTGTCGTCGCGCATTCCCGGTGGGCACCTCTTTTTCTTCGCGGGTCTTGACTTCCGAGCTTTCGTATCTTTCCAGCAACTCGTACCATCGTCTCGCATTCCCGGGGGGCACCTCTTTTTCTTCGCGGGTCTCGATTTTTTGGCTTTCGTGTCTTTCCAGCAACTCGTACCATCGTCGCGCATTCCCGGGGGGCACGGAATCTTCTTGGCCGGTTTCGTTTTTTTGGCTTTCGTTTCACCAATCTCTTTTATGAGTCGCTTCACCGCCGGTGTACCGAGACCAGTGGGATCGAGATACATCTTGGTCAATGCACCAGCTATTTTCACTGGGTTACCCGATTTTAACGCAGCCTTACGGTCGTCCCATTCACGAATCGAAGCACGAGTTACCGATGGTCCCAAAATCATTTCGGCAATCTTTTGCCCTTTTGCCAATTTACAGTTATTGTTTTTGTAGACCATACCGTAACGCATACAGAATTTCTTTGTAAACTTACACGACCCCGATTGCATGTCGAATTTTACACCCAGCTTACGAGGATCAACTGCATCGGAAATACCCTTCATTTGACGCCTTTTCTCGCAGTACGTGATTACCGTACCATAGGCGCACCCAAGTACGGTTTTCTTTGGCAGTTTTTTAGAGATCATATTGGGTTTCTCTTTCGTACCGGGATTGGCAACGTCGAGAACGAAATAAGTATCTGTGTACAGGGCTGCGGTCGGGTTGATAAAGGTTGGTGGAGTTGTTGGCGGCTTAAATAGATCGTTATTTTTAAACCACACCTCACGCTGTTTGGTATTCCACTCTTCAGCACCCGCTTCGGACAGGGAAATACCAATTCGTTTGGGTGTACTCATGAATTCGTACAGTTCGATCTTACCCTTTTCTTTCCCAAGGAGTTCTTGCATTTTGGTAAACATGATAAGGTCACGCTCTTTGTGATACTTTTCGATGGTTTTACCAGTAAAGGTGACAATCGCCTCGGGAAGCTCAGCCGTTTCATCCACTAGGGCTTTCTCGAGGAATCCGTCCCAGAGCACCTTCATAGAAGGTGTTTCGTTGATATCTTTCATGACAAATTTATTAAACATTTCACCACCCATGAAACTCTGGGCAGCCTCGAATTCGTTTTTGAAAGGTTCAGCGAGTGGGAACAACATTGGGTAATCCATACCCGCATCCTGTAACGATTTCCAGAGTGAATAATCCATCAGTTTACGCATGTCCTCGATTACATCATTCGACGTATATGAATTGTATCCATCGACGTCAAGCATATCAAGTGTCATACTAATCGCGTCAAACGCCAACATGGCCGCACCCACGGCCCACCCAGCTGGACCAGCCCCCCCCATCGCACCGTACACCGCCAGTTTACTAGACATTTTAACAGCAATCCTTGGTGCAACTCTCTGGAGCAATTTCGCTGCCAATCTTGCTCCCATCCGACCAATCGCTGGGCTTTTCATGATAAGCTTTTCTATGAGCGCACCGGCCAGTGCACCTACTAGAATTTCAGTACCGATCGATTTCGCGAGTTTAATTTTCATAGCAGTAGCACCCGGATTTTTTCCAGCTTTAAGGGCACAACACCCAGACTTTGGATCAAGCACAAAGTTTTTACCACATCCCATGTGGATACTCGGTTTTATGGCACAAGTAAGTTCTTTGTCCAAAACCTTTTTTGTTTCCTCCGCTAAACCTTTCTTCATTTCATCTGCCGAGACTATACCAGCATCTTCAAGTTTCTTAGATTTTTCACCGATAGCATCTCCCAAATCCTTTTTGATTTCTTCTGAAGATTTTTCTGCGTCCGCTGTGATTTCACTAATCTTTTCTGGAGTTGAAAGTACACTTTCAACAACTGGTTTCAAAACTTTTTTTTTCAAGAACATATACCCAGCGAGTAATACTATAAAAAGTATGACACCCACGATAATCATCTCTTATTATAATGTATATAAAAAAACTTAAAGGGTTATTCACGATTGTATACCATGTGGTGTTGGTGGTGTTGCCATTCATTCGACAATACACCCCTGCAGATACCAACTAAATACGACCAAAGACGTAACAAGTTTACGACGTGTGGTAATTTTTGTTCCTGGAGTTGTATGAAAACATATGCAGTCGATAAGTATGGGCTGAGTCGTGGATGTATAATAATAGGTAACATGACCATGATGAGGAAGAGGATGTACTCTAAGGTTGGAAGTATCAAACCGGCTCCAAATAGATTACACTTGAAAGAATTCGGTGGGACCATGAGTATAGAGGAGTTCAGAATAAATGCACTTATAGATGAAGCAAAACCGAATGAAATAGAAGTAGATTCTGCACCAGATCTTGTCATTAAACCCGTACTAAACACGTCCAAGATGTACGAAATCAAGGGTGCGTCTGGTACGAATGAGGCGTTACGACTCAAACGAGCAAAACCGTTAAAACGTGACCAGAATAATCTAGAATCCGTGTTAGGTCTGGTTATTAAACAGAAGACATAGAACAATTGTTGCATGCATGCCCAGCGTATACATACGAGCAAATATCACATTCATTTAACGTTTTGATATTTCTTCGTTTCAATTTATTTTGAGAAAATAGAAGTAAGTCGCGTATAGTATAAATACCATAATGTACCATCGTCTCGAGTGAGGGGAACTTCATTCTTATTTTAGAAGCAACTACAACCCTTATTTACTTTTATCATGAGGGCGAGACTATCAATCATTGGTGGGACCATAATCTTGATAATTTTTTCAAACTCCGTGTCCTCGTCGCCCTCGTCTACTTGTTCAATGATCATGTACGTGAGATCAAGTACTAAATCTTTTTTCTCGTGTCCCATGAGTTTTTTGATATTTTTAACATCCATTACGAGTCCACACACAAGAGAAGTTAAATTCTCGCGCGTGACA